GAATTTTGGGGCTTCACGGAATGTCCAAGATGAATGAGTTTGTCCACTATTATTCGTACCATTTAGAGTAGTTCCACTACCTAGTGTAAAACCATTAGAATTAACAGAGGCTATCATATCTGTTACAGTCGCCGCGAAGTTTTGAGTACCTGTAGTATTTGAACTTAAATAATTTGTTATTCCTCTTGTAGTATCACATAGGTAGTTATTAAACGCATTATTTCTACATTTTAACCAAACCATGCCACCTTGACCAGCTAAATCGATACCATTAACAATAGTCTGAGTTGAACCATTACCAGTGTATAGGTACGTACTAAATACATCACTTGCATCTAGTACACCTCCACTAGTACCTAATATACCTCCACCTCTTTTAAGTTGATGTGCTATCATTATGCTTCACCTAAATAGATACCACGTAAAGTCGTACCAGCCTTCCATATTTCAAATACACTAACACCTGTATGAGTGATAGTCGGTGTGCCACCTACCCATGTAATAGTTGGAAAATTAAGAGTATTTGCACCTATAGTAATATGTAATGTTACACTTTGTCCAGAAGTCAATACTTCTGTTAATGTAGTGGTACCACTTAACGTCTTCTCTTGTATAGCACCATTCGCAGCATTAATTTCTGTTCCAGTTAGACTATATACGGTTTCAGTAATAGTTTTATTTGTTAACGTTTGTGTATCAGTGGTTCCTACTACAGTTCCTGTTGGCGCAGTCTTTCCTGCCCATGTTGTAAGATCAACATCATATGCCTGTACAGTTACACCTATATCGGCATCTTTTAATATAGTAGTATCAGCAGGTTCATACACACCAGTATGCGTATGTGTATCGGTAGCCAACCCTGCCTCTGCTGCAGTTTGGTTTATCCACTTGCTTGAAGTTGAATCCCAGGCAAGTAGTTCGTTATCACTATTAGCTGTAATAGTTACATTACTTAGACTATCGATTGTATGGTTATGCGTTATTAATGCGTAACCACTTAGATCCTGATCTCCAGTATTTACACCACTAGTATTTGCAACTATAGTTGCTTGAGCCGCTGTTATATGATAATAGTCATTAGCAGCACCACCTTGTATGCCAGCTAGGTCATTATGAGTTGTTGCAGTAGATGGCACGAATGCTTGTTCAAATGCGCTATCAACTTCTGTAAATGACGTAGCACTTTCTTGTACAATTACACGCCCTATTAACGAACCTACTCCTTGTAATGCTGGAGGTGGTACAGGTACTTTAGCAGCTTGAGCTGCCGCAAGTGTTCCATAACTAAATTGTCCCATTTGTACAGCTAATTGGGATGGAGTATCATTTAGTATGTATATCCATCTAACGCCGAATTTAGCATTGCCTAGTGCAGCTAGAGTACCAGTACCATCATCATAATATAGAGTATCAATAACTTTTTGATCGGCTATTCTTATCCAACCACCTAGACCATCTCTGTAATACAATGCAAACACGTTTTCATTAGCAGTACCTGCTACAGTAGTATCAAAAGCTGGGTGATCTATTTTATTTACCATATAGCTAAATGAACCTGCTGTTACTGTTAAGTTAAGCCCGACACCACCTAGTATTGATCCACCTGCACTATGAATAAAGTTAGCAAAATTTAAAAATAGTTGTCTTAATTTAGTAGACATATCTACATTTTGCTCTCTAGCGTCAATAATATATAATTTTGTACCTTCTCTAGCTATTGTGTATGCAAGGCAAGCGTCTAAACAATTAAATGATGTTATGCTAGTACTAACAGCAAAATTAGGTACACCAGCATTCCATTGCAAATAGACGTAGTTAGTGGCTAAGTCAGTCAGTGAGATATTTAATTGTGCATTGAATGGAACATTATACAATTGGCTATGAGCATCAGGAATAGCTCTTAACATAGCTTCACCACTTGCGATGCTAACTGTACCATCTAGATTATCTGTGAGCGTACCACCATTGACTATACCAGCACTCCATAAGTGATTCACTGCATTTTGCATGTTGACAATATGCATAGGACTGCCTTGTACAGCAATCTTACTATTACTAGCAAGAAAAGCATCTCCATTTACGCTAGTAGGGTCATACACAGATGCGAGCATATCACCAGTACCAATACCATTTGCACCATTATACACATTAAAAGTACCAAGATTAATTGTCTCGGCTAGGTCTCCCCATACCGTATACGTATCAGTAGTTCCTGGTGCACTTGTACCGGCTGTTAAACTTACGTGATCTATATCTTGACCATTAGTGCCATCGGTTACATCGAATGTAGTTGTTGTAGCATCTGTAAATGTGATTGTATAAGTTTTAACTAGACCTACTGTATTCGTTAGTACTATACTAGCGATACCATTACCAGTATTTCCTTGTATACCTTGAATACCTTGTACTCCTTGAACACCTTGTGGACCAACTAGTGATGCTAACCACTCTGCTTCAGTACCTACAAATCCAGCTCCAACAGCCACTTCATAAGCAGAAAGACCATTAACGCCATCAATACCATTTGTACCATCTATTCCATCATTTCCATTTGTTATGTCAAATGTTGTAGTAGTTAAGTCTGAAAATGTTATAGTATACGTATCTACTTTTCCTACTGTGCCAGTCTTTATAATGGATGTTACACCAACACCTTGAATACCTTGAGCACCAGTAGCGCCTACAGGAACACCTAAATCTAGTATGCCGGTAGTCGCATTCCATACAGCTGTAGCTGATGCTCCTTCAGGTAATGTAGTTATACTTACAGTCATACCAACTACAGCTGCGGCATCTTGAATCTGCTGTACAAATTCTGGTGTTAATCCTAGTGCTACTTTATTAACGTTCTCTACCCAACCCATATTATCCTCCACATATTTCGTTAGTTACACCTAACGATCCCAAATACTCATTAAGTACATCAAATAGTGGATCAATACCACCTTCTGTTTTATTATGACACGACATAAAGAACTGATCAAATTCATTTCTTACTATAGTAGGTAGTGTCACAGTTTCCATTTCATTACGTCTACTAAAAACTCTATAAATAGTTTTATCAAATGATTTAGTCTCTTCATATGGACTTGAACTACTACCATCTGTGCATACTATATTAGGAATATGCACATGTATTGGTGTATTAACTATTATACCCATGACTTATCCCATAATCTAGTGTCAGGAAATTCCAATATACCTTTTTCTAAGTCCAAACTAGACTCCTGAGCCATTAGTTTAACTTTATTTCTGTGTACTTGTTCCTGTTCATAATCACGCAATAGTGCATATGCTGCAATTGCAATAGTCTCACGTAATAGTAAATAAGCGTCCATACTTAATTCAATTTCAGTAAATGGTAATAATGGATAATAGAAGTAATTAATAGTTACTTTATAATTTGTCTCTGGTTTGATTTTATCATTAGTAACTTTCATAATTACGTGATTATTAGCTGTAAGTTCATATGTAAAAAATACATCATCATAATCAGTAAGTGTACGAATACTTTGAGGTTCTCGTTGAAGAATAATCTCGACTTCTGTTAATCCATCTGTAAGCACATCCTGTTCAAGATCATACGTCTCTGTAGTAGAAAATATAGGGCGTAGATTCTGCAATATAATTAATGCTTCCTCTACAGCTTTTTGTACATCAGCATCAGGATATTTATCAGTATTCTCTAAACGACCATCTCTACTACGAGTATAATCAACTAGATGTGCAAGAGTATATATCATCTGTCAACCTCAAATTTAATTGCTATATTATACATAACTATACCTTAATGTTACCTTAGAATATAGTACTTCCATTTCCCGCATATTGAGAACTCTCTTCAGGTTCCCAATCTATCCAGATTGGACTACGGTTATGATCTTTAAAGAAATCCTGATCATCAATTGGCTCACTAGGTGTATATATGTCCATCTCACTTAGTTGATTTAATAGGTCAATAGCATCATCATGCGCTAATGCTTTAACTCCGCCAGCTAGAGTGAACCTACTTAACTCATGAGACATTTCATTTATCAGTTCTAACAATCTTGGATTTACCTTTGCGCACATTTCCGGTTTTGGGAACCATATTTTGCCTTGGTTAAACCTAGGTTGTACGCCTGTTACAAATCTATGGACTTTATCTTTACTAGGTCTGATACCTGGTTCTTTACTGCCTTTCTTCTTTGCTAATGAAAAGTATATATTCTTGCGTTGCATCTCTTCATCAATAATACTCAGAAATCCACCTTGTTGCCCACTAGTTTCAATTCCTACGCTTAATGGTTTCCATTTACTTACATAGTTAAATAAATCTTGTATATTCTCTTGCATTGTTTGTCTCATAGCTTGTCCATCTACCAACATCCAGTCACCATTGTTATTAATAGCCCATACACCAATACAGCTAAAGTCTGCACTTTTCTTAGTACTGGTAGCAAAGTCTGTGCTTATATAAAAGTTGTAACTATCTTTATTCTTTTTGACAATACTAGGATCAAACCATTTTATATTCTCTTCTTCAACTAGGAGTGTAGTTAAGTCAACAATATCTAGCATGTACTCTTGATAAAATGCTTGTGCTTGCCCTGAAGCAACGAACATATCATATTTACTCTTTACTGCTTCGTATGGAAAACGATCTTCCCAGTGGCCTATGAATTCTTCTTTACTGCATGGATACTTTTCACATATAGGGAATCTATGTACTACCCACTCTGGATTATTACTCAATTGATGTAACAAGTCTCTTTCACTAATAGGAGTACCAATAAAGAATATCTTATATCTAGTTGGGTGTAGGGATGGTATTACACTTTTATAGAAGTTTTGATTAATAGTATTTTGTATAGCTTCAGATGTCATAGCATCATTAGTAGTGATATCATCTAATATCGCTATGTCAGGACGTTCACCTTTATAACGTACCCCACGAATATTAGTACTTGCCCCATATCCCTTTAAGTCTAATTCAATTCCATCTACGTTAACAAGTTCCATCTCACTATCAGTTTTACGTTGTACCTTAACTAGTTGTTGTAGAAATGGACTTTTATCAATCTTACCTACGACGTTACGAAAGAAGTTCTTTGTACCATTCTCCATACTATCACCAATAAAGGCAATAAATTTCACAGTACCGAAATTGGGTAGTTCACCTAGGGCTGCAATATAGATAACTAACCATTCCATCATAGTACTTTTAGCACTACCACGAAATGCTTCAATCAATATCTGTTTATCAGTACTAAAGTATTTGTCGGCAAGTTTGTAATGAATTTCAGCATTCGCATTATCTTCTACACCAGAGGCACGTATGAATGCTAGAAACTTTAAAGCATCTGTTGATGGTATATAATTATTATCCATCATTCTACCTCCGCATCTGTATATTCATCTCTTGTCTTCATAGCTCCAAGTTTACCTAGATCTGTAGTACCTGCTTGTAGATGCGTAATACTTGCACTAGCAAAAGCAGCAAGTTGTTCATTCAATTGTGTAATAGCACTAGATTCTTTTATACCTACGTCTAATTCAATCTTAACATTCTCCGGCCCTTTAGTTGCAGCAAGTAATTCTTTAGCAGCACTGATACGGTCCCTGTCATATTTCGCTGTCTTCATAGTTTCATATAATACACCTACTGCTTCATATGCCATACCAGTAAACATTAAATGCATTGGCACCTGGCTAACTGTTAGTATATCCACTACCAGTTTACTTCTACGGTATCTAGATGCTGCGCTTGTCAACTCATTGTACTTCGGACTACTAGTTGGTGCATTCATACGATCTGCTACAAATTCTCTATCAGCGAATACTTTTTTATACGCCTCAGTAATATTATCGTCCATTGATATTAAGTATGCACAAAAACGAATAGCATTTAAGTAGTCTTTAATTCCTACTTTATTTTGTTGCATTACTTTCTCATACGTAATAGCAGATTGTAGTAATGTCTCACCTTGGAACTCAGGTTCTGTTTGTGATTTATTTAGTATATCTACTACTTCATCGGTAATAGCATTTTTTCTTGATGGGAGATGCTTCTGCAATTCTTCCTTTGTTATTACTCTCATATGTACCTCTGTACGTTTATGTATATAGTCAATTAAGAAGTTTAACAGATTTATGCTTAGAGTTTTCTGAAGAAGATAGCGCATACACGCTATCGTAGATGTAATCGTTAACGTTGTCACTTAATGGACGAATCGGTTACATGTTATTGTACTCTATCCTTTCTTTAATCTTCCTTAACTGTTTTTTCAATCGTACCTTCTCTATTATGTATCTAGTCCATTCCTCATCTATCCACATCCACCTAGCTGAAGTAATGGTGTATATGTATTCCAGATTATTCAAGTATGTTTCAATTGCTTGATATTCATCTTCATCATCTATGAATATATCAGTATGATTAACTAGCATTTATATCCTCACCATTTAGCAATCGTTCATACGCATCTAATACTACGTCTAACTCTACATGGAAGAACTCGCTATGCCCACCAAACATATGTTCTGTTTTATATCTATACTTATCTAAATACTTATGCATTTCCGCTTCCTTCTTAAACACATCGTCTACTGTTGTGAATTTCTTTGGTTTACAGTATGGAAATATTCTATACTTTTTAAATATCCCAACTAGAATCTCACTAACCCTATCTTCTATTTTTGGTCTTTGCGTTATACCTACTTTGATAAGTTCCTTATCTTCTAAATGAATAACTAGGACATATAGTATTCCTTTAGTATCCGATATTGTTTTCTTACTTACGGTTAGATTCATATAAACATTTCCGGGTATTTACTTACTGCCTCATCTAGATGCATTATATGTGGATTAGTAATTATAAATGTTTTTATCTTAC